GGTAAAGGTTGGTGGAGTTTCTATGGAAATCTTAAGAATGGTGAAGGTAAGAAATTAACTAACATTCATAATATGAAAGAACATATTGAAATAAAATTTAAAACAGATGAGTCTTTCAGTAAAGTTAAACAAGAAAAATATATAACCAAGAAACAAAGACAAATAGATGCCGACTTAACAGCAGATGAAGAAGATAGGGATTTATTACATTTTGCTTCTCAATATGTTTATAATAACTCAACATTAAAAGGAACTAGTTTTATTAAATCGTATTATAAAATTTTTAGAACTAATTTTGAAAGATTTCATGAATTAATGGTTGAGAGAGAAAAAGAACAAAATGAAACTATTGAAATTGAAAATAGTGAAATTCCAACACCTCAAGTTTCATCCATAGAAGAAATAAATGATGAAGAGGACGAAATTCAAGACACAATGTTGATTAATTTAAAGAAATATGCTAGTCGTATAAATGTTACATCAGCAACATCAAATTTAGTCTTTGGTAATTCAATTCTTAATAATAATGAAGATAATCTTAAAATAGAGAATTTTCCTAAATTAAATAGCCAAGTTAAGATTAATACAACCAGTTTAAAGAAAGGTAAATTTGATAAAGCTGTTAATAAAATAATTAAACATGAAAAAAATAAATTAAAAATATCTAGTAGGAAACAAAAGAAAGGAAATAATTTAAAAGAAAGCCAATTAGGTAGTTCACATGGTGAAATAACCCAGGAAGATGATGTTTTAGATGATATAATAAATACTTTTACAATGGATAAATTAATATGTTGTGAATGCAAAAATAAAACATTATTATTAACACCTGAAGGTGTATGGTGTCAGGAATGTAATGGGAGAATACAAATAAAATTTAAGAAGAATACAGAGGATTTAAATGTTAGAACCATTGGAAATATATTACATGGTTTCTTCCATCATGTCCCACAAATCACAATACATCAAATACAAATACCAACTCATATAATTCCCACTTTGTATTGTTTTACACATTGCTTAACAAATGACACATTGGAATGTGGATCTAAACAAGATGCAAAAAATCACTATTACTTGAATTTTATATGTTTAATTTTAATAGAACAACATGATGTCCATAAGTGCAAATATGATAATTTAAATGGTTTAAATGGTGAATATACTAATACGGATGACCATGACAACGGATTAGATGAACAATATGAAGAAGTATTTAGAATTAGAAGGGATATTTACAGACAAGAGTATATCAATTTGGATAATATAAATATAGATGCGGACACTGAAGCCGATGAATATATAAATTTTGGGTTTTTAGATTATATAAGCATACCTTATTTTCATTTAACTGATGAAGAAGATGAACCTTATCTGCAAAGATATACTTTTGACATGGCATTAGAAGAATTTTGTATAAATTTCAGAATAATGATGCAACATGTTGCACACCGGTTTTCTTCTTCTTTTGGGATCAGAGAATATATAAATAATTTCTATTTACGATTGCCCAATTTTTATGAACATACAGTGGCTTTCAATTTGTGGTACTCCATACAATTTTTCTTCATTTTTTCCTTTGTTTTTGGTTTATATAGATTTGCTCCATTGTTAGGAGTAGTCGTCACATACGGTACTTTTAGTTCCCAAGTATTTGGATGTTTAGTTTGGTCGATACTATTTTTAAATATCCATATGTTAATCTTCCTATTTTTTCAAGGATTATTGAGTTTGCTTTTTACTTTATATCTCACTATAATTTCTGTCTTTGCTGGATGGTCATTGGTATTTATTACTTTCATAACCCAGGTTGGTCTTTTAACAATAATAAATGTGATTTATTCTTCACCTCAACGCATTTGGACATTTATATGGGAAAATTATCGCATTGATCTAAGTATAATAAGATTTATAGAGAGAATTAAAGAGAAATATAGAACTTGGGTGTTGTTAAAACGTGAGTCAGAACAAAGGCAAAGAATGTTTAATTTATTTCCATTACAAAAATTTAAATATCACATTTCTTTTATATCATCCCAATTTTTATTTTGGGCTTTTAATATGACCCAATTTTCTATAAAAATTTTAGAATTTAAAATATTATTTTCTTTATATTGGTCAGCTTTTTATTTAATTTTAACTTTGCAATATAAATTTCTTTTTTCACATAATTTAATTCTGACTTATTTTACCGTTTGTTTAATAAGTGCAATATATGATTTGCATAGAAACGGTGAGTTAGAATTAGCAAAAGCTCGTTATCCACAGTTGGCTAGAATAATGTTTGGCTTTGGAGGCGGACAAAAAATGATAAATAATAAAATTATCAACCAAGGCAAAGGATCCTCATCTAAAACAAGAGAAATAATTTCGGCCAAACCGGAGGATGTAAGTAATGCAAAGAAAGTAATAGAAAAAGACAAAAAAGAAGACCTAAGAATTAAACGGTGTAACAATTACCTAAAACCATATAAATGTAAATGGGGTGAAAAATGCTTCTACAGACATATAGAAAAGAGGCTGCTTTGTAATATAGTTAATTGCTCAGATTCAAATTGTTTGTTTAGTCATGATCCAAATTGGTGTTTAGACAGAGATGACAAAATGATTTTATCTGATGATGAATCAAAGGAAATTTCAATAAATTATGAAACCCTCTCTGGTGGTACCGGAGATGTTGAAGAAGAAGAATATAATGATATATTCATATGTTCTGAATTTCCGAATTTAAATACTATTTTTACTAATGAAGAAGTTATATTAGAAAAATACACTTTGTATGATTGTTTAGGATCACCATATTGCGGTTTGACAGCCATAGATATTGCTTGTTTAACAAAACCAGACGAAAATGTTTACAAAGAATTAGCAAATGGTGACTTAGACAGTGTTGCCTGTGTTGATTTCATTATAAAGTATGCGTGGAGTAAAGGGAAAAATCTAGCAATTATTTATGAGGAAGAAAATGATGACGCAATTGAATCGGAAGGAAAAGAAACACAGAAAAAATTAGTGCTAGAAAAGTATCCTAATAGCCAAAATTTTGATTGGATTATATTGCATCTATATGAGGATAAAGAAGATTCATATAACAATCATTATTATTTATGTTGTAGTGATAAAACTGACATGTTAATTAGTGAGTTTGATACGTTAGAAAATCTTATAAAATTAAAGAAAATTGATGAAAATAGAGGAATAGAATTAACAAAAACATCTTATAGTTTTTATGATAAAATATTAAGTTTAATTTTTTGTTTCCAAAGTTCCTATATTTTAACAAAAGAATATCGAGATTTAGATAATATAGATAGACGTGAAACTGCACATAAAAGAGATAAATTTGAGGTCAGAGATACATATTCTAATTTAAAGAAATACACTATTTTAAATTTAATTTATAACAAATATTTAATAGATGAAACTGTAATCATGGTCATACTAATTGACTGGTTTGAGGTTTTAACAAAAGGTTATCAATTTTATTTGAAACATTTCTCTTTAGTTAATAAAGTTTTAAATGTAAATATTGAATTTGATACATTGAGATTAATAACATATCCACATTATTTGTTTTCTAATAAAGAAGAGCTTGAAGAGAATTTAGAACTATATAAAGAATTTTTAACTAATTCAGGTGAAGATGCAGATGTAGAAAATGATTTTGATTCTTTTCATGATTCAGTAAAAAACAATGTTAGCACCATAATAACTTTAACTGAATTTCAAAAATTGGTGTATTCTTTGGATTATAAAGGAATAATTAATAATATTAATGAATTTGAAAAGGATGATGTTTGTTGGTTTCAACAAAAATGTTTACTAGTTTTTACGTCCATAATTTCCAATTTAAATGATTGTTTATTTTTTGAATATTATGAAAGAAATATGACAATATCTGTTCAAAGATTTAAACGATGTTTTTTAGAATATCAAGTTGGTGGAAAACCTGAAATGATTGAATCTTGTTTATCTTTGATTAAGCAAACTAAATATATCAATACTAATACGTCAATACCACTCATATATAAAGACACATATGATTTTTCTAAAGACATAATAACATCTAATTATATAATAAAAAATGTCTTAGAAACCAAAGTCAATAGAGTGTGTTGTAATAGTCCAAGTTTTAATTCCACAATGGCAGATGTAATCAATATAAAGAACAATCAAGAAGCAGCGTTAGATAAGCTAGCTTATGGTGAAAAACCTACAACTAATTTTATAGAGAATTCTTCAATAGAAAATATAATTATAAATAAGCCAATAGGATTTCTGCCGGCTATAGGATTTAGTAATTCAGGCGTTCAATTAGGACCAGGAGATTATCCAGTAACTGACGATTTGTCTGTGCTAATAGCCATAGGTGGACGCAGTATGAACAAAGACCATCATATATCACTTGATAAAGATTTAAGTGATTTCAGAGAATTTGGTTTGAAAATGAATGAAATTTTTTTAAAAGAATGTGATTTTAGTAACATTGTCGAACAAGATCCAAGAGATGCAATGAGGAGATTATATAAAGGGAAAAAGACAAGAAAGTATATTGACAGTAAAATCAATGATTATTCAAATTATTTAAAAAGTGATTACAACAAAAAATATGTTAGAAATAGTTGTTTTGTTAAGTTTGAGAATTCATATAAATTAATAGACAACAAACCAATGGTAAAGCCTAGAGCTATAATGGTGATGTCAGACCGCTCTTTAATGGAATACATACAAATTTTAGATGTAATAGACAGGTGGAATGAAGGACCAATTAAAAAATTTCAAATTAAACATGAGAGTACACAAGAAATTGTTAGGAAAATTGTAGAAATAACAAGTAAAGAACATATAGTCACTGACTATTCTAGTTTTGAATGTAGTATATATGGGTTAATAAGAACAGTTGAAAATGATATAATTTTAAAAAGTTTGTCAAAGGCTGGATTAAATATAGCTGCTAAATGTTTTAGAAGGGATTTTAAAAACATGCGCAAACTATATTATAAAAAGAATGTAGTTAACCTTTGCACTAGAAATAGTGGTGACTTCCACACATCTTTTATGAATGGGTGGTTAAATTTTTTGGTTGGTGCTTTTATATTTTTAAAAGAAAATCCTGGGAAGAATTTGAGTGATTTTGATATGTTAGCTGAAGGAGATGATGGACTAAGAAAACCAAATAAAGATGATATTAAAGAAGCCCAAAATTTGGGTTTTAAATTTTCAACTTCAGTAAAAGGAAACAATGAAGGAGATGTTGATTTTTTAAAAATGAGATGGGTTGAAGGAGAGAAATTATTAAATATTGCTAGAGCTCTAAAAGTTTGCTGGGTTTTGCCCAACAGAGAAATAAATAAAAATGAATCTTTACAACTATTGAGATGTTCGGGACTAAGTTTACATTATATGTCACCAGGACATCCAATACTATACGAAATTGTTAATAAGATAGGCAAAGAAACTGCTGGTAAAACAATAAAGAGAAGTATTTTAGATAGCTCACTAAATCCATTAAATCGGTATAATAATTTCTTAGAAGGGATTAGTAAAGAACAAATAATAGAAGATTTAAAACATTTCCCAATAGTAAATTGTAAAGAAAATTTAAGATCTTATGTTTCAGAAGGAGCTTTAGAATTTCCATCTATTTCTTTATCTTCCCAATTTGCACTAGAAGAACAAATAAGAAATTCAGAGAGCAATATGTTAATAGATTTGTGTGGTCTATTAGATGACTATGAAATAATAAAATCATATGAAAAACAAACATTCCAACAGGTGGAATATAAAAATTTTAACAATGAAATAATTGATTTTCTTAATATCATTGATTGTCAAATTAAAAATTTACAAATAATTGACAAGATTACTAGATTAAATATAATGAAATTGATTTTCGAAGGATAATCTCGTTTCTCAGTTCGAGGATAATAAAACTGAAACTGCCACCTTCGACTTAATGCTGCAACATTTTCTGACCTGATCAGGGTAACTCAGGCTTGAATTCTTTGAATTCATTTTATTTGACACAACATAAAATTTTATGTAATGTTAGTGCCAAATTATATAAAAATATATATATAAATAATATCCCTCTATTTATATATAGC